ATGAAAGCCGGAATGCCTATACCACCCAGCTTGCTTGATTATAGTCCACTCCCGGCCTCAATAGTGGCAGAGTGGAAACAGTCAATGGTCCCCTCCGCTCCGGGAGGACCTCCGGGTCCTCCTGGAGCATCTCCGCCTCAGGGAGGGCCGAATATGAACGCTTCACAAACAGGAGGATCAAATGCCAGATGATGAATTAGAAGGACAACAGTCAGAAGGGGGGCAGTCAGATGGTGATGCCGGACAGCAGCAGGGGAGTCAACAGATTGCTCCGGGAGCAGGAGCAGTTGCCCCTGACCCGCAAAGGATGGTTCCACTCAATGCTCTGCATGAAGCAAGGGCTGAAATTAAGAATCTCAGGGATTCTTTACAGTCTACTTCATCGCAACTTGAGGGACTGAATAAGGTTAAGGAAGACTTCAACCAGTTCAGAAAGGCGTTTCAACAGGGGATGCAGGGTCCGCAGAAGACATTTGATCAGGACCCATTGGGGTTTACCAGAGATAAGTTGAATGAATATGGTCAGACTCTGGAAGAAATGCGGATGCAAACTCAGCAACAGAATGTGCAACAGCAACAGATGATGCAACAGCAACAGGCTATGAATGCGATACAGGAAAGGGTAGCATCGAGTGAAAAGGAATTTGTAGCAAAATCTCCTGATTATTTCGATGCCATCGGTTACCTACAGCAGGTAAGAACGAATGAACTTGAAGCTATGGGCATAAACAATCCTATGGCCATCCAACAGCACATACAAAATTCAGCTATACAGCTGGCTATGGGTGCTCTGCAGAATGGGAAAAGTCCGGCTGAGGTAGCGTACTCCATAGCTTTAAAGTATGGTTATAAGCCATCTCCGGGCGGTTTAGATTCAGTTCAATTTGGCATGAACAACGCCAATAGGAATTTCAGGGGGTCTTCCCCTGACGTGAACCCGACGTTTGAAAATCTCCTCAAAATAACTGATGATGCTGAGTTTGAAGCGGCATGGAATAAGGTATTTAAGGAGGCAATAAAATGATCAAATCAGTTGGTGGAGGAAAGTTTAAGGTAGTATCCCATTCAGGGAAAGCCTTATCCAAACCCATCACCAAAGAACAGGCAGTGAAAAGGTTACAGCAAGTAGAATATTTTAAGCATAAAAGAGGAAAGTAGTTCATTCGTCCGAAATTGGTGCGGGCGTTAAAAATACATCAATTTCGCATACTTCCTGCGTTAAGGGGGGTTTCGGGGACCGATTACCGTTAGTCGGTAAGGTAAGAAACTTTTTGATAACATTAACGTAGGAGGTATAGCGAGATGGCAGTTACAGACTTCCCATTAAACCATCCGCTCGCTAACAAGTTATATTCAAAAAGGCTCTTCCAGGAAGCCCTCAAGGAAACATCTTTCCGGAAGTTTATAGGAACCGGGTCAGATTCCCTTATCCAAATAAATCCGGACCTCAAAGAAGTTGGTGATAAACTCACTTACGGTTTGAGGATGTTGCTATCCGGTGACGGTGTGCAGGGGGATGACACCCTTGAAGGTTCAGAAGAGGCTTTAATCTTCTATTCGGATTCAATCCTTATTAACCAGTTGAGACATGCTACCCGGTCAAAGGGGAAGATGTCTGAACAGCGTGTCCCTTATTCAGTCCGTGAAGAGGGCATGCAGGGTCTTAAGGATTGGTTTGCTGACAGGATGGATTCTGCATTCTTTAACCAGCTTTCCGGCAACACCAACGTATCCGATACGAAGTACACAGGAAATAACTCCACCGTAGCTCCAGACAATGATCACTGGATACTGGCTACAGGTGTAGCGGGCACAAACACTGAGGCATCACTCTCAGCGTCTTCGATTTTCAGTCTTACACTGATTGATAAAGCCGTTGTCAAGGCAGAAACTCTTTCCCCCAGAATCAGACCGTTGAGAATTGGTGGAGAAGAGAAGTATGTATGTTTCATTCACCCTTATCAGGTATATCAGCTCAGGCAGAATACCAATACGGCCCAGTGGATGGACATCCAGAAGGCAGCCATGCAAGGCGGTCAGATCAGTAAGAACCCCATCTATACGGGGGCACTCGGTGAATATAATGGAGTAGTTCTTCACAAATCGACAAGGGTCCCAACACCGGGCGTAGCAAGCGTTTACAGAGCTATTTTCTGTGGCGCACAGGCAGGGGTGCTCTGCACAGGGAAGCAGACGAAACAGGGTCTTGACGCCACGTGGGCTGAGGAACTGTTTGATTACAAAAACCAGCTTGGTATTGCAGGTGGGTTGATATATGGTATCAAGAAGTCTAGGTTCAACAGCAAAGACTTCGGGTCCATAGTTGTATCATCCTACTCTCCTGCAGTATAAGGGGGGTGTAATATGGCTACTTTAATAGCTTCCATGGCTGCAAGCGGGATTACACCTAAGGCCTGTCATACGGGGTTAAACACCGTTGTTAGTACATATTCTCTAACGGCCTCCCTTGCTACCAACGACATAATTCAGTTCTTGAAGCTTCCGGATGGCGCAAGAGTAATTCACATGGAGATTATGTCCAATGTGAATCTATTTGCCATGGCAGGAATAGTTGATGTTGGCACTCGTGCTGATCAGGACTTGTTCATTCAGTCAGCCACTCCTTCGGCCAACCTCAAATTTACTGTCAATGTTGCCACTGGATTCGGATATGAACTGGACATGTCGGATACAGATGAGCCGAAATACTCAATGGTTGAGATGAAGGTCACTATTGGCGGGACCGGAACTACATCAGGGGCTATTTCACTTCTCGTCTGTTATGACATGAATCAGCCTTAAATATTAGGGGAGGGCCTAGCCCTCCCCATCTTTTTAGGTGAAAGGAACTTTATGAGCCTCGATAAAGCGACAGCCTTACACAAACAAGGTAGGTTTCACTTAGCGGAACCGGAATACCTTAAAGCCTTGGCACAGGACTTTGATAATTTCAATATTCTGTACGCTTTGGCTACTCTTTATTTTCAAACGGGGAAGCATGGATTAGCGGCAATACTATATAAACAAACAATCATGTTCAAAAAGGATCATTTTGAAGCATGGAACAATCTCGGAAATTGCTATAAGTCAATTAACAAAGATGAAGAGTCTGAGATGTGCTGGAGAAAGTGCCTTGATATAAAGGGAAAAACCGATGCGGACTATGCAGACATATATAACAATTTAGCAACTCTATATGTAAATCTTGGTACTCCAGAGAAGGGCCTTGAATTTGTCAATAAGGCTTTAGAGGCAACTCCTGGGCATCCGGACGCCAACTGGAATAAAGCATTATTGACCCTTGAATCAGGAAAGTATGGGGAGGGATTCGATCTTTATAAGTGGGGCTTCAATACTAAACATAGAAATGATAGAAGTTTTGGGGGCAATATACCTTATTGGGATGGTTCTCCCGGAAAGCGTGTGGTTGTGTGGGGTGAACAGGGTATAGGTGATGAAATACTATTTGCTTCAATGATGCCTGATTTAATCAACATATCGAAGAGCATAGTATTTGAGTGCCATCCGAGAATGGTGAAGTTATTTGAAAACTCATTCGGCTGTGAGAAACTGCATATATATGGGACCAGAAAAGATGCCTTCGTAGCTTGGCCCCATAAGCATCCAGAGATAGACGCTCGTGTTTCAATAGGCGATCTCGGTAAGTGGTTTAGACGGGATCTATCGATGTTCCCAAAACGTTCCGGGTACTTAAAAGCTATAGATGATAGAGTTGAATATTATACCAATAGGTTAGATAAAATAAGCGATAGACCTAAGATAGGCATATCTTGGATAGGCGGTTATCAGAAGACTAGGAAGGATTTCAGGAGCATTCCTCTTGAGAAATGGAAACCAGTGTTGGAGTGCGATGCAGATTTCATCAGTTTACAGTATACTCCTAACGCTTATGATGAAATATCAATAGTTGAGGATAAGTTTGATGTTAGGATACATCATTGGCCGTCTGCCATTCAATGTGAGGATTACCATGAAACGGCTGCCTTGGTATCTGCCCTTGACTTAGTAATAACAGTCAATACTGCGGTTCATCATTTGACAGGGGCACTTGGAAAGCCGGGATGGACGTTGACGCCTAAGGGAAAGGCATGGAGGTATTATACTCCGGATGGAGAACATTTTCCTTGGTATCCTTCAATGAGATGCATTGAGCAACCTCTTATTGGTGAATGGGATCCGATGTTGGAAAGAACTGCCCATGAACTTAAGGAAACACTGGAAAGGAGTAAAGTCAGTGTTTATTAACTATATAACTCTTTCCAACGATACTACAGCATCCTATAGATATAGGATATCAATCCCAGGAAATCAATTAATGAACTGTAGGGGACACATCGTTAAAGTTACGAATAATGTACTTCCCGGAGCAGATGTGGCCATTTTTAGTAAGCATTTTGATTTATTGGACCCAGCAAAAGCTTTGAATGCTAAGAAAATTGGAACAAAGGTTGTGTATGATGTGTGCGATCTACATGTTTCTGAGAATCTCATTGAACACTATAAAAAAATGATATCTATAGCTGACATAGTTACGGTCCCCACAGATGGCATGGCCGAAATGATAAAGAAGCATTTTGAAAGGGACGATGCTGTGGTTATCCCTGAACCATATGAATATGAAGAAGTAGAAGCTGAATTTGCACCAGAAAATCCTAAATGTTTAAATTTATTATGGTATGGACATGCCACCAATTTGAAGGCTCTCTTTGATAGTTGGGGCGACATTCAAGGGCATAGGATATTAATACTTACCAATCCTGAGGCCTTATATGATATCAATGTTAAGGCCCAGATGTGGACCCCGCAACTGATGTTGAAATCCTTACATAAATGCGACATCGTTCTAGTTCCAGTTGAGGATAAGGAAAATAAACAGATAAAATCAGCTAATAGGATGATAGAGGCCATAAGACGTGGTAGGTTTGTGGTAGCATCGGATACTCCTGAACATAGAAAATTCAAAGATTTCATGTGGATAGGAAACATAAAGGAAGGAATTGAATGGGCGGTATCACATAAGGATGAAGTAGTAGATAGGATAGAGAAAGCTCAGGAATATGTTATTCGAAATCACAGTCCGCAAAAAGTAAGCATGCAGTGGGAAGAGGTATTTGCATGATCAAACTCAACCTTGGATGCGGGCATAGAATATTTCCAAAGGAAGATGGTTGGATCAACTGCGATCTTGCCAATAACTGGTCAGACAAAAAGCCTGACGTTGAATGCGACATCAAAAAGTTACCATTTGACGACAATTATGCTGATGAAGTCCACGCAATTCATGTCGTTGAACATTTCTACTTATTTGAAATAACTGACGTATTGAAGGAATGGAAAAGGGTATTGAAGCCCGGTGGGACATTAGTAATTGAAGTTCCTGATATGAATAAAATACTAAGATGGTTTATGCAAAGTCCTGTTGACCCCCGGATGACGTGGTGGGCCTTATATGGGGATCCTGGTTATAAGAACCCAGATATGGTACACAAATGGTGTTATACTTTTGATATGCTTTTATCCATTCTAAATGGTGTTGGTTTTAAGAACATTAAAGAAGAATCAGTTAAATTCCATAAGCCTCAAAGGGATATGCGGATAGTCGGGGAAAAACCAAAAGAAGGAGAAGAAAATGGATACAATAAGTAAAAGGATCGATGCAGTAACGGAAATACAGCCTGAGTATATGGCCGCTGTTCTTCCGGTCCCAAAATCAGTGAAGATTGAATTGACAGGGAGATGTAACTTTGCATGTGGATTCTGTGCACATCACCTTCGTGAAGATAAGAGGGATATGGATTGGAATTTTTTCAAGAACATAACCACGGAGATGTACAACTATGGAGTTAAGGAACTTGGGCTGTTTTATATAGGAGAATCACTGTTATGTGATTGGCTCCCGGAAGCAATAAAGTATGCTAAGGATTTAGGATATCCTTATGTATTTCTCACTACCAATGGATCGTTGATGACTGAAAAAAAGGCCGATGCAATAATGTCCGCTGGGCTTAATTCCCTTAAATTCAGCTATAACAATGCGGACATGTGGCAGTTCAGACACGTCACCGGGATGGCCCCGTCAATGTTTACTAAGATACAGGACAATATAAAGAGTACATTTCATATAAGAAACAAATGGGGGTATAAGACCAAAATATATGCTTCATCAATATTATACGACGGTGCACAACAGAATAAGATGGTGTCTGCAGTACATGAGATACTTCCATTCGTCGATGAGCATTATTGGCTGCCCCTTTATTCATTTGGTTCTCAGGCCACTGAAAAGGAAAAACAGATGGGGTATAAGCCTACTCCAGGAAATCAGGGAAGAATAGGAGCATTGAGACCCTCACTTCCATGCTGGGCCGTATTCAAGGAAGGACATATTACTGTAAACGGTCTACTTTCGGCCTGCTGTTTTGATATAGGTGAAGGATGGACTATGGGGGACTTGAAAAAAAGATCATTTATTGAAGCCTGGAACAGCTTTAAATTTCAAAAACTGAGGAAGGCGCACCTGAACAAGGACATAACTGGAACGGCATGCGAGAATTGCGCCACCATATCATAAGGAGTAAAAATGAGCAATAGAGAAAATTTACTAGCTGAAATACTTGATGATTTAAATAGATCAGATATGACTACTGCTGCCTCTAATGCCATATCGTCTGCCATAGACTTTTATGGCAAGGAGAGATGGTACTTTCTTGAGGGACATACTACTATAACTTCAAGTGCTTCTCAGGTATACTATCCATTGCCATCTGATATGTATGATCCTGATAGCATCATGGTCAATTTTGGCGGTTCATATGAACCATTGGATAGAGTAAATTTTCTTGAAATAAATGAAAAGGATACTGGAGTGGTTGTTGGTGAGGCTGAGGAGTATTGTATACGTGAGGACAGTATTAGGTTTTATCCTATTGCTGGATCAACGACATATACAGTAGTAGTGTCCTACCATAAGATACTTGAAACAAGTGCCAGTGCCAGTAACGCTTGGACCAATGTAGCTAAAGATTTAATAAGACATAATGCGGCAAAAAGTGTCCTCGCCAATAAATTGAAAGATTTGCAGGGGGCTAAAATGACTGCTGAATTTGAACAACTTGCATATGACCAATTGAGAGCCATTCATAGCTCCAAAGTATCAACTGGAAAGTTTACAAAGACTGATTGGTAGGAGGAAAGTATGGATTTAAATAGCTTATCGAAAGTAACTCTTAGAAGAGCATTAAATTATGTTTATAGGTCCGGGGAATGGTCGGAATGGGATGGGGCACAGGCTTTAGATTTAACGGCTGACGTTGAGATAACTGGAACCCCAGTATCAGTTAAAGCCTATACGCCATCAGCTTCCGGAGCAAATACATTAATAATCATAGGAGCAGCTGAGAGATTGAAATTGTATAAGGCACTCCTTTCAACCTCAGCCGATATAACTGGAGAGGTCTATATCAGCGTGGGGGCCGCAAAGATAGGCTCTGTACAGAATCCGAAGTCCGGTGGTCAATATATATTGATATCAACTTTTCCAGATTACTACCATGGGGCCGTTGGAGATGATTTGACTGTAAATCTTCCTTCGGCTGTTTCCGTGTCCATGAATTTACATTATGAGGTAGCATAATGAAGGGAAAGATAACGTTAACTAATGTAAATATGGCCGGGGCATCGGATAGAGTAATCGATGCCATAGCAGACATGTCCCTTGATGAGTGGTCGGTTTTGAATCATATAATGGAAAAGGTAGATAGCACATCTAAGATAGTTAATCGTATAGATAGGCAATTGGACCGTGTTGAAAATCTATGCG